AGTTCTCTAAATACTTCAGTTTATAAGTATGTTGAAAAGATTATTGATCTCAATTCTTCAAGTGAAGTTTTCTTCATTCGCGAAATCGAAGATCAACAATATCACATATACTTTGGCAAAAACAATCTTGGCAAAGAACCAGCTGTAGGATCTGTCATAACTGTTGAGTACATAGTGACAAATGGTTCTGTTGCAAATGGAGTGAAGTTATTTAATTACGCTGGAACAAGTTATGGCTCAACTCCAACCATCACTGTTACTGCTACAGCCAGTGGTGGAAGAGAAGCAGAAACAGTCGATGAAATTAAGTATAACGTTTCTCACAAATATAAAATTCAAGATAGAGCTGTTACGATTGGCGATTATGTAGATATCATAAAAACGAATTATGCAGATATCGATACTATAAGTTGCTGGGGAGGAGACACAATGACTCCTCCAGTGTACGGCAAAGTTTATATTTGTATTAAGCCTCAGTCAAGTTTGTTTTTGACACAGTCAGATAAGAACTCTATTATTGAAGATATCGTTAAGCCAAAATCAATCATTGGAATTTCTCCAGTCATGGTTGATCCGATTTACAATACAGTTGAATTACAAACTTCGGTGTATTACAATCCAAACTTAACAAACAAATCGTCTTCTCAGATACAGCAAGCTGTTCGTCAGTCAATCATCGATTATAATGAAAACAACCTACAAAAGTTTGATGGGATATTACGTTATTCGCGATTAATAAGAGATATAGACGATGCCGATACGTCTATCATAAATAATATTACGACAGTTACACTTCGTAGAATAGTAGATGTAGTTTTTAACTTATCAACTTCATATACGATTCAATTGAATAATCCTGTTTATAAGTCAGGTGTTGCTGAAGAATCCGTATTGACAAATGGATTCTATGTTACAGGAGATATCATACATTATATAGACGATGATGGTGTGGGAAATTTAAGACTGTTCTATTATAACCCTCTTGATTTTACAAAAGTTTTTGTAAATAGTAAAATAGGAACAGTGAATTATGACACTGGTGAAATTAAACTTAATTCGTTGTATGTAGGCGGAGTTGTAGAATCAGATTTTGAGTTAATTATTAAACCTCAGTCAAACGATATTATTGGTAAATTTAATCAGATCGTGAACATAAGTGAATCGTTATTGAAGATAAACGTAATTCAAGAAACTAATAGTACTAACCACGTAATCTCGTCTAGTAGAACATAATGCAAAAGACGCCAATAGCAATAGCTTTAGAAAGACAAATCCCTGAGTACATAAGGGGAGAATACGAGCTATTTGTTGATTTTATCAAAGCGTACTATGAATTTCTCGATCAAACTCAACAGAGAAATCTTGAAGACATACGCTCTATTGAAAATACGCTTGACGAATTTATTATTCGATTTAAAAAAGAACTATCGGTTCTATTTCCAACTAATAGTTTAGAAAACGAAAGATTTATACTTCAAAGAATACGTGAATTCTACCAGGCTAGAGGCTCTAAAGAATCTTTCCAATTCTTATTCAAGATCTTATTCAATAAAGAATCAGACATTTTCTATCCGTCAACGCAAATACTCAGAGCTTCAGATGGAAAGTGGATCGAAGAAAAATCAGTATTTGTAAAATCTACATCGGGCAATTTGTTTGAATTGAGTGGTAAGAATATAACCATTCAGACGAGCAAAAAGAAAATTAGTGTATTCTGTCCTCGCGTTGTTCTTTATAAAAACGACATATACGAAGTCTTTATTAATCGCTCATACATTCAAGACATCTCTGTTGGAGACACTGTTTCTTCAGAAGACGAGTTGAATTATGGCGAAATATTGCCTTGCCCTAATAAGTACACTATTACTACAAAGGGTTCTGGTTTTGAAGTAGGTCAACTCTACTATTTGAAAACAGAAAGAGGCGATGGATCCTTAATAAAGATAACGAAAATTGGAACTGGCGGATCTATAGAAAAGGTACAAGTCATTAGCTTTGGACTTGACTATGATTCTACTTTCTATGCAAAGCTTAGCAATAAACAAGCGGTTGCATTACCTTACTATCATCCTGTTACTTCTATAAATGGAAGCACACCAACTCCTCCGTATCCAGATGGCAATAACGGATTTATAGATTACGGTTACATAAACAGACAAGATTATTTCTACTTCGATAAGTTTTATACTCCTTCTGTTTCAAATGATCAAAATGTATTTTATGCCGATGGTACATATGTTGGTGAGATAATAGGATCGTTCTATACTAATGCATCAAACACTAATGTTATAGATGCAGACACAGCAGAAATAAAAATTCAACTAGGCGCAGTCGCAGTATATCCTGGATATTACGAAACATCAGACGGATTTATTTCTGACGAATCTTATATTCAAGACGGAAGATATTATCAGCTATTTTCATATGTCATTAAAGTAGAACAGCAAGTAGATTCTTACCGTGACATCGTAAAAGCATTACTGCATCCAGCAGGTATGGAGTTGTTTGCTGAATACACGATTAAAAATAATTATCTAGTTTCAGCAGCGCCTCTGTTAGCTTTTATTCGTCGTCAATTTTTAGATCAGCAGTTTGTCACCGATGACGATGGAACTAACTCAGTTCTTAAAGTAGTGCCATCGAGTGAATCAACTTCTATAGCAATTCACAATTTCTTAGAAGACATTAAAAATGTACAACTGAAGATACAGAAGTATTCTCCAGAAGGAGATTTAATGGGCGAAACAGATCAACGTCGTTGGTCTACTGTCGACCCAATTATCTTTAATCTCTATAATATGAGTAAGGGATCAGCACTTGATCCAATTGAGAATAGTATTCCTGTAGCATATCATTCTGGCTCTGAAGACGTAAAAGACTCAATTGTGTTAGTTAGAAGATATGACTCTAGCGGTAATCTCACTGCAGAAACAGATCAACGACGTTGGTCTGTTGTTGATCATGAAGCCATTATCACCAATAAAGATAATACACTTTTAATTAGACGCTATGATTCTAGTGGCAACTTAACATCAGAAACAGATCAGCGTCGCTGGTCTGTCGTAAACCATACTGATGGAATAACAAATAAAGATAGCATTTTATCAATTAGAAAATATGACTCTTCTGGTAATCTAACTAATGAAACAGACCAGCGTCGTTGGTCTACTGTTGATCCAGTAAATGATGCTCACTTTTTCTCGTTTCAATCTATTGAAAATGGAACATTTTACAAAACTGTAGTTCCAGTTGAAGCTGATTCCAAGTCTACAACAGTGTTAATTAGACGCTATGATTCTGATGGTAATTTAACATCAGAAACAGATCAACGTCGTTGGTCATTTGCTATTCCAGTAAACGCAGGTCATGATTTTGCGTTTACTTCTGAAGATGGTGGAGCGTTTTTCAAAACAGCTTCTACTACCGACACACAGCAGAAAACCACTACGGTATTAATCAGAAAATATGACTCTTCTGGTAATCTAACTAGTGAAACTGATCAGCGCCGCTGGTCTGTCGTTGACTCTACTGATCTTTACGTTCTTGATCCACTCATTACACCAGAAAAACTAATTGCTCTCCCATTAGGACGAAGAAATTCTACTGATACTGCGAATATAAACGATGGATTGACGACGCGTTGGTCTATAGGAACATCTATCGATGAATTCGCAAGAGTGGTGATATATGATAGATCGACGATTCCTCTAGTTTCTTTAGATCCAGCTGTTGCGTCAGATATATTTGTTCCAACATCAGAGTTACCACATGAAAGAAGCACAATTGTTATAATTCCAAATACTAGGTCTTTATTTACTGCAGTAGATTCTCTTCCAATAATAGGTACAGAATTTCAGCGTGCTCCAGATTTAACTTTTACAGCAAATATTACTGCAGGTAGTAGTTTGGTCACGTTAGTGGGAAAAACTACAGGTGGTATACAAATTGGTAGAATTTTAACAAAAATATCTGGAACTGGTGTATTTGGCGTAGGAACCGTACGAGTTAATTCTATAGATTCTGAGACAACTTTTAGTATGAATATCAATGCTTCTGTAACAGGGAGCATCACATTTGTAGTTATCGGCGAAACGCCCGAGTTAGCTGATGTACTTTCTTCTCCAATCGATTCATTCCCAAATGGATTGTCTCCTACTGAAAGCAATCCTAATGCAAAATTTACATTATTTGGAGCTTCTTGGCGTGATACATTAGGCACAAGCGATTCATATAGTCAAGTAAACACATATGATAGACGTCCAGTAGAACTTATAAATAACAGTAATATCGGAACATTGTACTTTAATGTGTACAGTCAAGATACTTCGGATCCACTTAGCTCATATTCATATGAAGCTGAATCATATTCGGAGCGCATCACTAGATCTCTTTCTTAATAAAGGTAAAAAACATGATTACAATTCCAAAATTCTCTAATTTTATCGAATTAGGCGGAACCCTTTCAATCGCTCACTATGGACTTAATGGCGAGTTGATTGAAGATCGCTTTTATTCTAATATCGTTACTACTGTTGGTAAACAGTGGATTGCACAACGTATGAAAGACGGCGGTATCCCAGTTCAAATGACTCACATGGCAATCGGCGGAAATGCAACTGTTGGATCAAATCCTGCAAAGACTACTCCTCAAGTTGGAGACACTGCTCTTAGCACTGGCGGCAGTCCTGCTCTTTCAGAACTAGCACGTGTTGGTTTGACTACAGCTGGTGGCAGTGTTTCTGGTGCTGTTGTTACATATCAAGCAACATTCGCTGCAGGCACAGGCACTGGATCTCTTGTTGAAGCTGGTATTTTTAACGCAGCTACAGGACCACTTATGCTTTGCAAAACTTCATTTGATGTTGTTAATAAAGCAGCTAATGACTCGATTTCCATCACATGGACTGTAACTATTCAGTAATTGAACATGGCAACTTCGCTACTTAAATTTTCTCTAAAGACAAACTTAGTAAAGTCTGTCATTTCAGAGATTGTATCAAACGTCAGTAGATATTATTATGTCTATTGTCATCCGGGCTCTTGGACGAACGAGAGTTCTCCAGAGCCTGTTTCAGATTCATTTGAATATGAAAACGAAACTCGCAATGAAGCGATTTTATATAAACAAATAGACTCTAATGATATATGCGCTGTCGTTCCAAGATATGATTGGATAGCGGGCTATACGTTTGACATGTATGATGAATATTCGAGTAGCGATCCTGCATTCTCAGGGGCAACAGCTCTTGAGAATGCACAATTTTATTGTTTGACTGATGATTTTAATGTATATAAGTGTCTTTATAATAACAACGATAAGCCATCTTCGATAAGGCCTACTGGTACTTCTACAACTCCTATTAAATTAGATGATGGATATATTTGGAAGTACATGTACACCGTTCCACTGTCAGTTCGTAATAAGTTTTTAACTGCGACTACAATGCCAGTGGTAACTGCTTTATCAAATCAATTTTATTCTAATGGATCGATTGTTTCTTATACTATTGAAAATCCAGGTAAAGAATATCCAGTAACATCTTATAAAATTATAGGATTTAAAATAATTGATCCTGGATCTGGTTATACATCAAATCCTACAATTACTGTAGCAAATCCTGATCAAGTAGGTGGAACTCCTGCAACCGCAGGCGTAATTACTCGCAGCGGTGGGCAACTAACATCGGTGTTGGTTGATGCACAGGGATCTGGATATTCATATCCTCCTATTATAACTGTTATTGGAGGCGGAGCCTCTCGTCAAGCTTCGCTAGAGCCAATTGTTGAACGAATTGGCAATGTTTTCACACGATTAGAAGTTACTGGCGATGGATACTTAGAAGAAAATCCATATGTTGTAGATTCTATCGATATAGTTACTGGTGGAACAGGTTATTCATCTGTGACTTTTCAATTTATAGATCCAGATCTTCCAAATGGTGTTAAAGCTGTTGCTTCGGCTATTGTATCAGGAGGAGTAGTAACTGGAGCAACTATCACTAATCCAGGATTTGGATATTCAAAACCGTTCTTTTCAATTTTACAAAATCCAAATGCTTCAAATATTGTATTAGTTCAAGCTACATCACTTGCTGGACAAACAGCGAGTGGATTGACTTTCCGTGTCAACACTAAGAAAAATGAAGCTGAATTAATACCCATTATCAACGCAAATGGCGAAATAGAAGCTATACAAATTACAAAACCTGGTGTAGGTTATACGTATGCACTTGTAGATGTAATCACTTCATTAGATCCAGAAGATGAGCCAGATTTTCAAGAAGCTTCTATATTATTAAACTTTGGAATCGGTGACATCGAATCTCGTCAATCTACTGTTGAATTAACGGCAGTTGACGGAGGCATACATGTTATAAAAATTGTTGATGCTGGTTTAGGATACACTTCTGTACCTACTGTAACTATTACTGGCGACGGAACTGGGTGTAGTGCCACTGCGTATTTAACATCTACTGGTTCAATAGACAGAATTGAAGTTAATAGCGTTGGTCAGGGATACACAAAAGCAACAGTTACTATAGTAGGACCATCTGCTTCTCCAGCTGTTGCTAAGGCAATGATTTCGCCTAAAGGCGGTCACGGAAAAGACGCTGTCAGTGAGTTATATTCAAAGACTATCGTGTTTCACGGTAATTTATCTAAAGAAAAAAATCAAGGATTTATTTCTACTAATGATTATCGACAAGTTTGCATTATTAAAAACCCAAAGATATTTAATAAGCCAAGCAATTTAAGATTATCATTAGCTTCAACGTGTTTTGTAGCAATAGGTACTTCTTCTCAGACAGGATTTGCATCTATAAACTTAGATGATATACTAACTTGGACTGACACTACTGTAACTCCTAATAAAGTGTACAGCTTTAGAGTTATTGAAAAGAATGCCTCTTACTCTGCTACAGAATCAGCGCTTCTGTTATCCTATTTAGACAATAGAATTCCAAGTGCTGGATCTACATTTAGCAAAACAGGTATTACCTTTAGTACCACAAATATAGTTTTGCCAGACGTTAATAAATTTTCAGGAGATTTATTAACGATCGATAATAGATTGAAATTTTCTCCATCCACAGAGCAAATTGTAGTAGTAACAAACTCAATTACATTCTAATCCGAATAAATATATTAATCTAACTTAGATTAATTACTCAAAAGAGAAAAGTATGGCACTAAATTTCAATATTGAACCGTTTTTCGACGACTATTCTGAAAACAAAAAATTCTATAGAATTTTATTTCGTCCTGGTTATGCTGTTCAAGCACGAGAGCTAACACAGCTTCAAACAATACTACAGCAACAAATTAAGCGTCATGGCGACCATATGTTCAAAAATGGTGCTATGATTATTCCAGGTCAAATCTCATATGATTCAAATACTGCATATGTAAAAGTTGGTGCTACAATTTCTGGATCATCAGTTAGTACGTTTTCGGTACTATCGAACGTAAATGGAAAAATATATAGAGGTCAGACTTCTAATGTTGAAGCTCTTGTTCTTACTTCCACTCCTCTCGAAGTAATTAATAATACCACTGAAGCCAATACATTATTTGTCAAATACATACGTGGAACTGGCACATTTAACACAGGTGAAATTATTTCTCCAGTTGATGGATCGACTGGGTTAGACTTAACTGTACAAAGTACTAATTCACCTCTAGGTTACGGTACTAC